CGTTTTGTGCGTTGCAATTACAACATAGAAGTGAGATTTGAATGATATTACGGCCTGTTTTAATCTGACAGCCCCGGTCGGGACAACTGGATGAGGAACGAAACGGACAACCGTTGGTGTAGTGAAACTTTTTTATAAGGACTGAAATAATGGCGAATACAATCGATCAAGCCTTTATCAAGCAGTTCGAGACTGAAGTTCACATGGCTTATCAGCGTATGGGTTCTAAACTCCGCAACACTGTTCGCACCGCTGGTAATGTTCGTGGTTCTGTTGTTCGGTTCCAGAAGATTGGTTCTGGTTCTGCCAACACAAAGTCTCGTAACGGCAACGTAACTCCAATGGAACTGGCGCATACAAACGTAGAAGCTACAATGGCTGACTACTATGCACCAGAATACATCGACAAGCTCGATGAGCTGAAGACTAACATCGATGAGCGTCAAGCTGTAGCACAATCAGCTGCTGCTGCTTTGGGTCGCAAAACCGATGAGATTCTGTACACAGCTATGGACGCTGGTGCGAATGCAACTGCAATCAGCTCTACTGCTGCTGCTCTTACTAAAGCTAACCTGCTTACTCTTTTTGAAACATTCGGTTCTGCCGATATTCCAGAAGATGGTCAGCGTTATCTTGCTATGCATCCAAAAGGATATGCAGACCTGTTCCTGATTGATGAGTTTGCCTCATCAGATTATGTTGGTGAACAGAACCTGCCATTCGCTGGCGGCATGACAATGAAAGAGTTTTTGGGCTTCAAGATTTTCTCAACATCAGCAATCACAGCTGGTAAGAATATGGCTTACCACTCAACTGCTGTTGGTCTTGGCATCAACTCTGATGTTCAGACAGAGATCAACTATGTGCCTGAGAAGGCTGCTCACCTCGCAACCTCAATGATGTCAATGGGTGCTGTTGTTATTGATGACAACGGTGTCTATGAAGTCCTTGATAACAACTAAGAGGAGTAAGAAATAATGGCATATTCAGCATCTGGTCTTACTCTAGTTGGTGGTTCTTCAGAACAGCGCATGTGGATTTACACAACTGCTGATGCTATTGCTGATGTAAACACAGAGGATTATTTTCTTGAAGCAATCAATATGATTCGCAAGAATGATGTAATCACTGTTGTTTCATCAACAGGCACCACACCTGTGGTATCTCATGCTTATTGCAACCAAAGTGATGGTACAAACATCGACATCATTAACGGCGTTGCAATTACAAACACCGACTCTGACTAATAGGAGTGGGGGGCTTCGGCCCCCCATTACTCAATGCCAACAGTAGCTAATTCAGATATTGATATTGCATCGCGCGGCCTGATCCTGATTGGGGCAGAGCCGATTACTTCGTTTACAGCATCAAGCACTGAAGCAACTGTTGCTAATGCAATATATGAAGATGTAATTCGTACCATAATGTGTTCTAGCCGCTGGCGGTTTTGCACAAAGCAAGCGGAATTAAACTTGCTTACTAATGCGCCTACTGGCAGATATGACACTGCGCATCAGCTACCTTCAGATTTACTTATGCTTCATGCCGTAACGGTTAATGATGCAATTATTGAATACAATATTTATGCTGACAAAGTATTCAGCAACTCATCACAGAATGACACTTTGATTGCTGATTACACTTTCAGAGCTTTGGAAACTGACTTTCCATCATATTTTACACTTGCAGCTGAGTTTGCGCTTGGCTCATCGTTTGCTTTGTCAATAGCCAGAGATGAGCAGCTATCAGCATTGCTTGAACGTAAGGGTGCGGAATTGCTTCAGCAAGCAAAGACACTGGACAGCCAGCAACAAACAACACGCAAACTTGTTACATCGAGGTTTATTACTGAAAGGCGAAGTTAATGGCGAGGATTAGAGTACCGCTAAACAACTTTGTTTTTGGTGAAATCAACCCTTCACTAACTAGCCGCATTGATTCAGCTGTATATAATCAAGCTGGGCAATCTGTTAAGAATGTGTTTATCAGAGCAGAGGGTGGTATTATCAATCGCCCCGGCAGCAAGCGGCTGTTTAACTTTACCCACACATACGATGACAGTCTTAGTCAGCAAATACGTCTTGAGCCGTTTGTGTTCTCAAGCGATGAAAAGTATGTTGTTGCATTTAGTGCTGGGCAGATAGATGTATTCCGCATCAATACAGATGGCACATACAATTCCAAAGTAGCTACCTTAACACAGGATGTTGATAGCAATGCTTTGCCAATAGACAACACAAATCTTACTGAGTTTACATATGCGCAGCAGGGTGACTTTATGTTCATTGCGCATAATGACTTTATGCCACTGGAACTTGTAAGAACAGGTCTTACCTCATTTGAAGTTCGTATATTTGGGTTTGATACATCAGCTGATGGTAATCGTATTCTTCAGCCTTATTACAATTTTCAAGGTACTGGCGTTACCATAACTCCTTCGGCTACATCAGGAACAGGTGTTACTGTTACAACAAGCTCTGCTTATTTTGATGCTGGCATGGTTGGCTCAAGCCTTCTTATACATGAGACACAAGTTGACATCACAGCTGTAACAAATAGCACTACGGCTACTGTAGATATTCAAGGCACAATACAACAGCAGCTGGACTTTGATTCGTTGAACACCACTGAAGGCTCTGACAAGGTGCGTGTGATCATGCCGCATCACGGTTTGTCAACTGGTGATTCAATTACTATTAGTAACGCTGGTGCTTTGGGCGGTATTAATAATGGTAACATAAATGGTACTCGTACTATTTACAGTGTTATTGATGCAAACACATTTTTATACACAGCTGGTGGTTCTGCTTCATCTACTGCAACAGGTGGCGGTACGCCTATTATTTCTAGCACTGCTGGCACAACAGAATGGTATGAGCAGTCATACAGTTCGTATCGCGGCTTTCCGGCTGCTATAACATTTCATGAAAACAGACTATGGTTTGGTGGTACACCTTCGCAGCCTAATGGAATCTGGGCATCTGCATCTGGTGACTTCTTTAACTTTGATGTTGGAGAAGGTGAGGACTTTGATGCTATCGACCTTGAGGTATCTGTAGGGGTCACTAACTTTATTAGACATCTCGTATCTAATAGAGACTTGCAAGTGTTTTGTAACCAAGGTGAGTTTTATCTTCCAGCATTCCAAGATCAGCCAATTACTGCATCTATTGCAAAGGTATCTGAACAGACACCATTTGGAACTGGATATGTACGCCCATTGTCATTAGATGGTGGTACTTTATTTGTTCAAGCTACTGGCAGCGCGGTTAGAGAATACATCTTTAATGATAGTGAAGGTGCGTATACCACAAACATGGTATCAATACTTTCATCACATCTTATATCAAATCCATTGCAGCTGACCTCTGTTAAGGGTGCGCTTGATCGTCCGGGTGCTTATGCGTTCTTTCTTATGGACAATGGTGAAGTTGCTGTGTTCTATAGCATTCGCGCTGAGAAACGTGCTGGATGGATGCGTTGGACAACTGATGGTAGGTTCCATTCTGTGTGTGCTGTAGATGAGCAACTGTTTGCTGTGTGTGTTAGGGATGACGGATCAGGTACAAATAAGCTATTCTTAGAGCAGCTTGATAAAGATTTAAACATGGACTTTAGTGATGATTTTACTGGTACTGCTGGTGTTTTCGATGTGTCTGCACATTTTTCTGACGGTGCTGTTGTAGACGTTGTTGACGATACAGAATACCTTGGCACGTTTACTGTAGCTGGTGGTGAGGTAGATGTCAGTGCTGTTAAGCTATCAACCTCTGCTGAGATTGGTTACAAGTTTATACCTGAGTTACAGACCATGCCTATTGATGGTCAGGTTCCGGGCGGGCCTTTGACTGGCAGACCTCGCAAGATTACAAATGTTATTCTGGACATAAAAGATACTTTGAGTATATCTGTTAATGGCACGAACATGATCATTCGTAATGTTAACTTTAACCCTGCGCAGCCGAGGGTTCCATTTACAGGTAAAAAAGAGTTTAGGGTGTTGGGTTATAGCAAAGACCCAACTGTTACAATCTCACAGAT